ACCAGCTCGCCGGCCATCTCGCCGTCGCCATGGACGTGCGTGACAATCGCGGCCTGTTCCGAATGCCCGTTGCTCCACGGACCCAGCGTATGGACAATCCTTCCGCGAGACACTTTCATCGCTTCGCCCCCGCCCGCTGCGCAGCGGTGAAGGCGTGCCAGGCGGCGACCGGCGTCGTACCGAGTCGCGTCATGCCTTTGAAGGTGACTGCGTAGGCTTCCCAATACCGGGACCACGCGATGTGCGGCTTATCGACGCCGCGACGAAGTGCGCTCATGTGCTGCTCCAGTGCATCAGCGCGCCGCGTCTTTGCGCGTGCATCGCTTTGATTTACAGTGTCGAAAACGAACTTAACAACCGGGGCGAGACGCAAATGCGGGCGAAAATCATCCTACGGAAAGACGCAAAAGCTCTTGGCTTGAAACGCTTTTTCACCGGCAAGCCGTGCAAGTTCGGCAACGCCCACTATCGTCTCGTCTCGAATTACTGTTGCCAGTGCTATGACCATCAGAAGGAGAACCGCTTGCGCGATCCCGAGAGCGCCAAGCGGAGGACGAAGAAATATCGGCAGCAGAACCGCGAAAAACACCTTGCAGCCAAACGCAACTGGGAACGCAGCAATCCCGAGCGTATTAGCGTAATCGACGCTCGCGCCTACCAGAAGCGCCGCGAGAAGAAGCTGGAACAGGTGCGCGCGTACCGTGCGAACAATCCTGAGAAGGCCCGCCAAGCTGTAGAAAACTGGCTCGCCGCCCGCCCCGGCATCGCTGCTGCATACGGTGCGCGCCGTCGCGCAGCGCTCCGTCAGGCGACTGGGATGTGGACCGACATGGAGCTAATCAGCGCGATCTACATGGAGGCCAGCCGACTAGAACGCCTTGATGGTGTTCCGCGTCACGTTGACCACATCATTCCTTTGCGCGGCCGGAAAGTCTGCGGCCTGCATGTTCATACGAACTTGCAGATACTCACGCGCGACGAGAACATCCGAAAAGGAAATTCCTTCGCGGATCAATAGCCGGCTTCGCTATCCAACATATGAAACTGAGGGACATAAGACCGCTCGGGCGCGGGCGTCACCGCGTGACGAATGCTCATCACGCCGTAGCGCGTCGCGCTCAGCAAGTCGTCATTGATGTCTTGAATCAGGCCGTCTTTGCGGTGATAGAGCCGGAACTCTTCCCACCAGTCGGAGAGATGCGAAGCGACTTTGAACCGCCCCGTCTGCATCCGCTCCAGCATGTCCTGCACGCTCACCTCAAGTGAGGTGCCACCGTCAGGCATCGTCGCGTGCTTCTCCAGCATGTTCGCGCCGTGGTTCCGGTACTGAACCATCGCCTGTTTCCCGTCGCGCGTTTGCAGCCCGTCAACCGGCCACGCGACCGGAATCCACGAGCCTTTGCTCTTCAGCGTGGCCGCGTGATAGATGCTGGTCTGTTCCTTGATCCGGTAGCAGTCGTACACATGGATCGTGTCCGTCTCGCGGTCCCACGCCATCCACACGCCTGCGGCCGGATGGTCCCAGCCGAAGTCCACGCCCACGATCCGTGGCCAGTGCCATGGAATCTGAACCGGCGGCTCCATAATCATTTCGGGCTCGATCGGGTACACCTGCCCGGAACCCATCATCGGAATTCCCATCGCGCGAGCCTTACGCTCATGCGCCGGGTAGCCCGCGATGATCTGCGCCCGCTGCTGCTCCGTGTAGTGCAGCGCGTCCGCGATCGTCATGTTCGTGACATGCGACCCCGGCACCTTGTCGAGCAAGAACCGCCGCACGACTTCCGACATACCCAGCAACGGCGTGAACGTGATGTAGGTAATCCCGCCGCGCCCTTCGTCACCGGCCTGCGTCCGCGTCTTCCCTTCCGTGTAAATGTCGATCGGCGGCTCTTCATCGAACCAGACCCAATCGAGCGTTTCACCCTGGAATTTCTCGCGGCCCTGTTCGTAGGCTTTGAAGTACACAATCGAGGTGCCGCCGCTGACGTGCTTCACCTTCACGTTATCCAGCGCGTCGGCTACGCCGTGCGCTTTTCGCGTGACGGAGATAATGCAGTCCGCCGGAATCGAGCCCGTTCCCCACGAACCGGGGCGGCCCATCAGAATCCGCTGCGGGTTGTCTCGCGTCGATTCGCCCGTCACGCCGGCCGCCCAGCCCACGGTCGGATGGTCGAAACGCTTGCCGGTCCACCAGTCCGGGTAAAGCCCCGTCAGGTGCATCGCCGTCTCAAAGCCCGCCGACCACGTTTTCCCTTGCTGGTTGCCCGCCATCAGCAGCCGGTCAATCACGCCGGCGTATGCGCTCGCCGCGTGGAATTCCTTCTGCTTCGGATACGGCGCGTAGTCCCTGAGCTTGTTCTGATCCTTCCGTTGCTGCTTGATTTCCAACAGGTCCAGCAGCTCGCGCTTCTCGTCAACCGTCAGCGCGTCCAGGTTCAGAGTGGTCAGGTCCATCAGCGATACCGCCTTTTCGATTGCTCCCGCTTCCACTGCGCGCCGCGCGGCTTGGGCGGGCTCGCGGCCAGCCACGCCGAGGGCGCGGGCACGTTAAGCAAGGGCGTCGTGATGAACCTGAAGCTTTCGTAGCGGCCGATTTCCCCGGTGAACAGGGCGCGCACCTCTTCAAGCGGCAGCGTTACGAATTCCATCGTGGTTCCTAAGCTCAGGCGCGATCAGGTCCACGATGAGGTGGATTCGTTCCGTCTCGCCGTGGTTGTCGGCCGTGTGCGGCGCGCGATGGTCGAACCACCACGCTTCACCCACCGGCAGGTGCAGCCGTTCGCCGTTGCAGACGAGCGCGCATTCATCGTTCGTCGTGAGCGCGACGTGCACGCGCTCATAGGTCTGCGCGTACAGCCCCTCGTCCACGTGGTCGATCAACTGGCCACCGGGCGGCATCTTCACAATGAGCACGCGCCCAAGCGCGGTCGCGCGCGTCGCGCGATAGACCGGCGTGACCAGTTCGGCCACCGCATCGAACACCAGCTTGGGCACGTCATAGTCTTCGGCGTAGGTACTGCCGAAGTAGTCTTCGAAGGTGAAGTCCTTTGGGCCGCGCACGTAGATGCATTGCGTCTGCCAGTGCGGGCTCCCGAGGAATTCCTGCCGCAGCGTGTGGCGCTCCCACAGTTGCGAGAACGTCTCCAGCAGCGCGGCCAGCCAGTCGGCGTTGAACTTCGTATCGTCCGGGTCGAGCGCGATCTGGCGGAAGTTCATTCGGGCTTCTTCGCGTTCTTGGCCTTTTCGACCAGAGCTTGCAGGCGCGAGTCGATCTGCTTGTCATCCAGCTTGATGGTCTGGTCCACTTCCAGATGCTGGCGTTCGCCGTACTTCTTCGGGTTCAGCTTGGCCGCGATCCACTGGAGCGAATTGATGTGCGTTTTGAGCGCCGTCATCTCTTCGTTGCTGGCGCCCATCTTGGCGCGCATCTGCATGTGCTCCGACAGGTCCGCGATCATCTCCACGTACTTATCCGCGCGCTGTTCCAGTGCCGCCTCGTATTCCTGCTTGAATTGGCTGTCTTCCCTGATCCAGCGGTACATCGTGGCGCGCGCCGGCATGTGTTCATCGTGGCAAACCGTGAAAACGCTCTCCCCTTCCGCCACGCGCACGAGCAGCTCTTGCCGCACGTCTTCCAGCTTCACTTTCGACTTCTGTTTCAGTTGCGTCGCCGTGGGGTTCCGATTCGGCAACTTCTCCCGTTGCAGCGCAATCGCGGAGTCAATCGCCGCGCTGGCCACGAATTTGGCCTGCGCGAGCTTCGAAATCTCGTCTTCGAGCAACTCATCGTGCGTCGGGTCGCGCTTGGCGCGCGCTGCCGCCTTGGCCTTCGGGCCGGGGGTGCTGTTCATGCTGGCTCCGTAAGGTGTTAAGTCGTTAGCTGTACTAACGTCCATTCGCAAAATTTTTTGTCCGGCTTTTCGCCGTAGGCGGGATGAACCGGAAAACCCCTGCGCAGCCGGTGAAACCTGTTAAGGGGACCGTTAACAGTCGGTGAAAACTTTTGAAATTTTTTCGTCCCTGTTTGCGTGCACGCGAGAGAAAGGGACCCAAACGGAAACGAAAAGCGGGTGTGCCGGGGGGTCAATTGTATGACCAGACCCCCCATCCTTCATATGATAAGACCATGCCCATTCCCCCTATGAAATGACAAGATGAGGGGTAAAGAATGGTTGACTAGGCCAGGGTAACAGCCCCGATCGCAGCTCGTTCCCTACTTCCTAGAGCTAAGTCATTGATTCTAAAGGATATGACTACTTGACATAATGAGCGTGATCGTACTTTGGCTGAGTGTAGGACCATGGGCGCATGGCGCCGCATGGCGCTTCCTACGATCGCAGGAAGGCGCCCCCTTCCTAGAGACCTAGGAACGGCGCCGCGCGCGTGGCGCAATACCTGTCCCCCGCCCCAACGGCAAAACCGGCATCAATGCGCCGGACCTTGCGCCGCTAGTTCGTCCCAAATTTGTTTGGAGTCAGAACCAGCGGCCGGACCATTGCCCGCCCCCATCGGCGCCCCTTGCTCAGCTCCAGGTGCAGGACCAGCGGCCGCAGACGGCGCGCCCTCGCTACCGTCCGCCATGTCATCGGCGCCCGCCCCTTGTTCCGGGTTCTCTAACAGGTGCTTCGCCATGCTTAGCGCCTCATCGATCGACCCCGCTTGCTGTTGGCTGTCGGCATCGGCCGCCGGAGCATCGACCAGCCCCACGGCAAACGCGCCGTCATCGCCAAGGGTTATTTCAACGGTCGTAGCCATTCGCAGAACTCCAGAAAGCAAAAAGGCCCGCCACTGGCGAGCCGATCGAGGGTTTTTCCCAGCGCCGAATATAAACGTCCTTCCATATGACGTAAAGCGCTATGTGCGCAAACCCTCGCAGAATTAACGATATATCAATGAACCTAGGGTAACTCCTAGTGTGAATGCCCTATTGACAGGATCACTCTAGGGGCTCCCGTAGGACCGCAGCTTAACGAAACAGCAACTCCAGGAGAGACGGACATGAACCACGACGAACGCATGGCAGCAGAAGCGGCGCAAATCGCGCACGTGAAGAACAGCCCGAGCGCCACGCGCCAGAAAGCAGCTCGACGCGACCCGCGCACCGCAGCGCTTGAGGAATCAGACCGCGCGCTCCAACAGCTCTTCAACGACCCGGCCGCCTCGCATTGGCTGAAGGAAGCAGCGCGAAGCCTCACGCAGCGCGACGCGCTCGACGCGTCGATTGACGCCGACGCCCTCGCACATCTGATGCGCGCCCGGTTTAACGCCCTGCTATCGGCCGCGCGATCGTAGGAATACACACGGCGCCTCATTCGCAGGGGCGCCGGAGTTTTCCCACGTAGTCATAACAAGAGAGGTTTCAAAATGTCCCACGAAATCAGCATTCGTCAAAACGGGTTCGCGGAAATGGCTTTTGTCGGCGCCACGCCATGGCACGACCTAGGCCAACGCCTAGAAGAGAACGCCCCCCGCGAAGTCTGGCTTAAGAAAGCCGGTATGGATTGGCAGATTGAACCCGCATACCCGCGCTATGCCACCTCGCACGACCAGAAGAACGACCCCGCCGCATGGCAGACCATGAAGGACTCGCACATTCTGTTGCGCTCCGATACCAAGGCCGCCCTCGCGATCGTTTCATCGAAATTCAAGGTAGTACAGCCCCGCAAGATTCTCTACACCATGGCCGATTGGGCTGAAGAGTCAGGCATGACGCTGGAGACCGCAGGCACTCTGCACGGCGGCCGCAAGTTTTGGGCCCTCGCGAAGATCGGAGCGCAGACCGTCATCAAACACAAGGCCGACATTGTGGGCGGTTACATCCTGCTGGCGACCGCATGCGACGGCAGCATGGCCACCATCGCCAAGCGCACATCGATTCGTGTTGTCTGCCAGAACACGCTTAACGCCTCGCTGCGTGGCGCGGCCGACTGCAAGGTATCGCATCGCTCGACGCTCGACACCAACGCCATGCGCGACGAACTTGGCTTAGCCCGCGAACAGTTTGTCGAATGGTCGAACACCATGCGCGCCCTGGCAGACACGCGCGTCAGCATCGACACCGCCGAACGCGTATTGATCCAAGCCGTGACGGGGCAAGAGCTGCAATCCCTCAACGCCGAGAAGCTCGCAGAGGCACGCGACAAGGCCGCATTTAAGAAAATGCTCGCACTGTTCGAAGGTGAGGGACGCGGCGCCACGCTCGAAGGCGTCAAAGGCACCGCATGGGGTTTGCTCAACGCCTGCACCGAGTACAACGACCACCACGCCCGCGCGACCAGCATCGATAACCGCTTGGAGTCTGCATGGTTTGGACCGGGCGAGAAGATGAAAGGCCGCGTGTTGGAACTGTTGACGGCCTAACCCACGGCGCGCCCCGCGAGGGGCGCCCCCTCACGACTCTAGGAGCTAACAGCATGTCCGCACATCTCGTATCAATGCGCACGCTAAACGCGCTTGCCACGTTCGCGCACGATCAGCGCATACAAGTGCAGCTCAGCAACGGCGATTACATAGACGCCACCCGCAACCCGCAAGCCTTTGTCGACATCCTGCTACGCGCCAACCTTGACAGCTTGCGCGCCCGCTACCCGCAGGAAACCGTTTTCAAACACCCGCATTACATGGTGTTTCGCCGCGCGCCCGCCGCCGACCTTGTGCCCGTGTTGGTGCTGAAGACGGCGCAATACTTCAATCACCAAGCATGCGAGGTTTCCGACTATGAAGAGACCGACGCCGCCACGATCGCGCGCCTCATCATCGCCAAAGCCGTGCGCGCACTTCCCGGATATGATTCCGCGCCCTATGGTCTCGAAGGTGACACGCCCGACGCCATCACGATGCAGGCACCGCAGCCCGCACCGGGCAAAGCCTCATCTGGCGATCTTATGGCGCTTATCTTCCGTGACGGGCCTGTATCGCTCGACGCCATGGACGCGCCACGCTCGACGCCACCGGCCGCAGCTCGCCAGACGCCGACGCCTACACCGCGCCCGCAGCCCGCGCCGAAGCCTACGCCGCGCCCGCGCCCGCCGGTAGATGACGACGAACAGCCGGAACCGTACTGAGCCAGGACGCGCCCCGCGAGGGGCGCCACCTTTCCACCATCACAGGAAACCACCATGGAACACATCGACATTGGCCCAGCCCCCTACGACGAGGAATGTGCAGCAGTAGGACAGGAGAACTTCGCCGCCCGCAACGCGGCCGAGTGTCGCGCACTCGCGCACCAGATCGCGCGCCAATTGGGCGAACCGCCCGAAGGCGCCTATCTGCGCATCAAAGCGAACCCGCACGACTTTGGGTCTTATCGCGAACTCGTTTGTAAATACGAGGACGACAACGAGGACGCGACGAACTACGCGTATCGGTGCGAGTCCGAATGCCCCGCGCAATGGGACGACGAAGCACGCGCCGAACTCGCCGCCGCTGGGTTCCCCGCCAAGGTTCACGCGTAGACAGACCGCGCGCGCTCCAGAGGGGCGCGCCTAGCCTGTCCACTCACCACCGGAGCCGATGAAATGCCGACGCTTGTCGAAATCATCCAAGAGGACGCGCGCTATGTCGAACGCTCGCGCGTAACCATCACCGCCAACACCGTGCGTTCATGGGTTTGCATCGCAGACGAAGACGGTAACGAAGTTTTCATGCAAGGCCAGGAAGCAGACGAGTTTAACGACCGCGCCACGCAGCTTTACAACGATGCCCAGCTCGTGACGCTCGAAGAGTGCCGCGCGCATCTCGCGCGCCCGTACGTTGATTCCATGATCTAACCCGCAACCACCACCGGAGGAACCCGCAATGACAACCGAACTCATCAACGCCGTGCGGCGCGCAATCAAGCTCGCTGAACTGTCCGCCGACACCATGGACAGCCCCGCGCAAGCATTGGCAGACTTGCGCGCGATCGTTCGCGACCTGACGCCCGCCTATCACAACGCCGTCATCCAGGTGATAGACGACGACGCGCACAGCAACGCCGAACCCGACTTTCTCGCGGCAGTCATCGACCGCGCGAAACGCGACGCCATCAACGCCCGCGAAATCAAAATCTATGTCTCGCCGCGCGTCCCCGACGACGCGCCGATATGGCGTAATCCGGGCTGGCTGGAGTACGGCATCAATATCGAATGGAACACCGGCGGCCGCCTGTATATCGGCGCAATCCAGCGCACGCGCGGCGCCCCGATCGAATACCACAGCTAACCCACAGGACGCGCCCCGAAAGGGGCGCACAGCTCGCCATGTTCAAACAGAACTTCACCCCGTATCAATACATGCCCCTGTACGCGAAGGTAGCGATAGAGCGCCTGGACAGTAACAGCTCATTGCGCACGGCCCCAATGCTCGATCAGCTCATAGACGCCTACGCGCAGACGTACGGCGCCACGTGCGACCAGCACACGCGCGACAGCGCGCATTACATCTGCTCGCGCCGCTTTGGCGAGACCTTCCTTTCTAAGCCGCTGGAGACCTGACACCATGCCGAACGCAACGCAACCCCGCCCCGTCGAATACATCGACCTAACGCCTAGCTGGTCCGGCATCATGCCCGCCCTCATCGCCGCACTGGAGAACGGCACCGAAGAGGGGCGCCGCCTCGCACGCGCCGAATTGATGCGCCTCGCGCACATCACCGACGCGCAGAACGACCGCTTCAAAGCCGAGAACCAGACCGAGGGGCAAGCATGACGCGCAAACCGAAACGCCCGACGCTCGCGCAGGCACGCGCGGATTACCCGCACCGCTACACGATGGAACACGTCCCGGCATGGGCAATGCGCCGACCGTGCGACAGCGGAGGCACAGAGACACGTTACTACGCGCCGCAATTCCGCTCCGATCAGGAGTGGTACGAGAACACCATATTCCCGGAGGAAGGACGGCCCGAGACCGAAGACGACCATTGCTACACGTCCGGGCAGACATGGCCGCTGGGGCAATGGCTCGATTCCCCCTATCGTAAAGGCTAAGGAGACCCGCATGCTCACAGAGCCGCCCCGAATCACCATCACCGTGCGGCCGGACGGTGACGCCAATTTCTACGGCCTGAAGGACGGCGCCCGCTGGATTGCAGTTATCCAGCTCAACGGCGAATTCCACATCGCCCAGCAGGAAGCGATCATGCAGCGCATCGCCGCCGCAGTCTCAGACGAACTCAACCGAGAAACCCCCTAGAACGGCCCAGGGGCGCCCCGTGCGCCCCGCGCTATACTCAGAGTCAGACCACGACCCACGAACGGCACCATGGACCCGCTAACCCGCCCGCAGCTCTTCGAACTCTTCGACCCGCGCCAACACGCTGGACTCGAAGCAGCTCTAGCCAGTGACACCGTGCACGGCCTCGCAGTCTACGAAGCCGAAGACGGCAAACGGCGCGCCATCGGCGCCGCCACCACCGACGCGCCCGCCACTGACGAAAACCTTGGGCGCCTCATCGGGGTTTTCATCAAACCCGGTGAACGCGTACGGCGCGCCCTTGCCTACTTGCAGGAGAACCCGCGCACCACCGTGCGCGCGGCAGCCCACCGACACGGGGTCACGGCGCAGGCAATCTACAACGTCCTGAATCGTCAGTTGAAAAGACAAAAGAACGCGAGTAAACCGCCCCTCTGCCCGTGCTGCGGTCAACCAGTTGTAGAGCCGAACGGGCCACGGCGAGGACAGCGCAGCTCCTAAATCGTCTCAAAGGTACGCAACCTCATTCATGCCAAAGGTACGCAACCATGGACACACTCAGATACGCCGAACGACTTCAAGCCATCGGCATCGACAAGGAACAAGCCACCGGCATGGCCAAAGCCTTGAATGAAGAGCTGAAAGAGGCAACCGTAACAAAGGCCGACCTAGCCGTAGTCGTCGCAGAACTACGGGGCGAAATCAGCCGTGCCAAAACCGAAATGATCGTCTGGCAAATCGGCATCGGCCTCGCGCTGTTCGGCGCGCTCAAGTTCCTACACTGAGGCAAAGGTACGCCATGGACGAGAACGATTCAGCGCTCGCACGGATGCGGGAAGCCAACCGCCAGATGCACGCCGACAGCGAGTATTACCGCCTGAAGCGTGAAGAGAGTGACCGCCGAAACAAGCGCTCCGACTTTTGGTTGTTCCGCGTATTCATCCCGATCATGGCCGTCCTGCTTTGCTCCCTCTTTCTCGCCATGGCCTACATCACGCTGCCGACCATCATCAACGCCGTCATCAAAGCCACGACGCAGTGGCGCGCCCTGCTCTAACCACGAACAACGCGCGCCAGCTTCACGCGCGCTTGTTCGTGCCACATCCGCAGCTCCCCGTACAGCTCTTCGAACGGTCCCCGCGTCAACGCTTCCCACACTTCGGGCGAGACCCCCAGCATCGACCGCACCGCGCTGGGTTGCAGGTGATCGACCCCCTCCCCGCCGCAGCCCGGACACGTCTGGTCCTCAATGTGTCCCGCCCCCTCGCATATCCCACAGGTACGCATCGATACGAACGCCTGCAATGTCACAGTGGCCAGCTCTTCACACATCCTCTGTGACAGCCCAGCTCTCCCGGAAAGCCTCACCTTCAGACGCTTGAGTGTCCGGCTCAACGCGTGCCGGTCAGTCAGGTACAGCGCCCGCAGCAAGTCGCACCCCTCCGGCGCCAGCTTCGCCATGGCCGCCGCTATCTCCAGCCACCCGAGCCCACGCAACGGCGTACCATCCACGCGCGGTTCCAGCCCCGCAATCGGAATCCCCAGCTCGATCAGCCGCTCAAATCCGCTCATGCTTGTTCCCCTATGCAGCCATCTTCATGCGCGGCGCCACGCGTGCGACCATGGCCGCCAGCAGCGCGTTCTGTTCGTTCTCTTTCCCCTCAATCACGTCATAGCGCACGTGATCGTCCAGCGTGTCGTCAGCCAGAATCACCGAGACAATTACGCAGTCGGCCGCCTGCCCGCTTCGATGCAACCGCTTGATGAACTGTTGCCACAGCTCCAGGTTGTAGGTCGGCCCGAACCACACCGCGTGATTGCCGCCCCCTTGCAGGTTCAGGCCATGGCCAAGACTCGCCGGATGCGCGTAGCCCAGCCGAATCTTTCCCGCGTTCCAGTCATCGATATCCGCGTCCGTCTCGATCCGGCGCGCGGTGCGCCCGAATCGCTTC